CGCCACTTGAGGCTAAACCCCGCCCCACGGACAGGTGGCCGAGTGGTCGAAGGCGCACGCCTGGAAAGTGTGTAGGCGGGAGACCGTCTCCAGGGTTCGAATCCCTGTCTGTCCGCCACTTGCCCTTGTAATTGTTGAGTTTTTTCATATTTCGGCAAATCTACCCACCTTTTTACCACCGAATACAATCTGCAATGCAAGCGAATTATAGGTGAACTATAGTTTGTTCCTTTTGTCCGAATTCGGACAAAGCCCAACGTGGGAAAGTGTTTTGGGTGAATTCTCACAAAATGGGAAAGGGCTTTGGGCGAATTCTCCCAAGGTTCACTGAAGACAGCTTTGGCCGAATTCGGCCAAGGCTGCGTCGAACGTCGGGCAGCGATCACTGAAGCCTTGTCCGAATTCGGACAAGGTGGAAAGCCGTTTTGGCCGAATTAGGCCAACATGCGAAAGGGTTTTGTCCGAATTCGGACAAACAAATCTTGAAAACTGGTTTGGCTCTGATATTGCGCGCCGCGCCTGCCGTAGGGTTTCGCATGAAAAAGCAGGCCGCGCGCTGACGGGGTTTTTCGGCACTCACCGTCTGATCCGTGTCGCTTTGCAAAGAAGCCTATGCGGGCGCGACCAGCCTATTCTATTGCCAGTCTACCAGCCGCATCGCTGTTGCGGGATCAACGCCCGCTTCCTTGGCAGCCGCCAGCGCGTCGATGATCTGCGTCGCTGCCCTTGCCCGCCCGCCAGCGTCAAACGCTTGCAGGGGCCGCATGACGTCCATCGTGACAGGTGTTCCCAGCTTGGCGCTGGCTTCTTCTGCCATCAGGGCCGCAATGGGCTGAAGGGTCCACTGCGCAAGGTGCCTTTGACCTTCGCGGATCAGCGGCCCTGTCGTGTTGGGGTCGACCATGCCGGGAAGGATGCCGAACGCCATCAGGATCGCGCCTCGCGCCGCTTGCAGCGTTTCCTTGGTCATCGACTTGGACAGATCGGGCGACAGGTGGTCAGGTCGCTTTGCATGGTCTGGATGCATGCCAGCCGCCACGGCCTGCGGGACGCCCTCCACGACCAGAACCTGCCCGCGCCGCCCCCTGAACGAAGATCGCAGTTCGTCGACGTTGTTCGCGGCGCTTTCAGGCATGGGAACGATCTGGGAACCCAGTGGGGCATCCCTGAAGACGTCTTGCAGGGCCGTTTCGACCGCATTCAGCATCGACGCCGTGATCTGTGATCGCTTCAGCGGCGCTTGGCCGTAGTATGGCGCGGCAGGATCGCTTGCGACCCGAACGTGCAGCACTTCGGCGGCCAAGGCCGTGACCGTGCGACCGCCGCCCACTTCTGGGATTGTTGCGCGGTATGCCGTTGGAACGCCGTCGCGGGTCCGCAGGCTGTATTCTGTGATCGGGACCAGCTTGTCACGGATCAGGAACAGGGCTTCGCCACGAAGGGCCAGCATGCGCCCAGCAAGCGCCAGCGCCTGCCTGTTAAGCATGTTGGTGCCTGTGACGTCTGCCACCGCGATCCCGTTTTCCCAAAGGCTGATCGCCCCCTGTGCGGTTGCCGTCAGTTCGGCGATGCCGCGCGACCCTGACAGATATGCTTCGCGGGCGACGATCACTTCAGAAGTGAAGCCGCTGGCGCGCTGTTCTGGTGTCGCTGTCTTTCGTTTAAATGGCCACATCGTCAAAGCCTCCATCGCGCCCGTGGATCAAATCCTAGGTCGCTTGTGTTTTGTTGATCCGGTTGCCAAGAACGCGCTTCGATCTGGGCGCTTTCATAGGCGGGAACCGTGACCGCGCTGATTTCGAACAGATCAGCCTTTCGAACAGTGCGCAGAAGCCCCTGTGCGTCACTGCGAACGTCTTCAGCCCCCGACGCGTCAGGAACCCTGAAGCCCGGCGATAGGCCGCGCACAAGGCCGCTGCGAAGTGCGCCCAGCGCATCAGCGACCCATGACACGCCCGCCATGTCTGCCCCGACCCGTGCTTCGAAGCGCAAGGCGTCTTCGTCGTCTGTCAGCGTCAGGGTGCCAGCCCCGCGACTGGCAAGCGGCCTGTCGAAGTCATGGGCGGCCAGAAGGTGAATGTCCGCATCAGGATCGGACACGCGCCGCGAGAATGCCCGCGACGCGATGATTTCACGGCGGGCCTGCCCAGAACGCCCGCCGCCGTCATACAAGACGGTTTCCCGCTGATACGGGAACGCGCCACGAAGGCGGGTTTCCCCGCCCTCGCTTTGCCGAACCTCAAGGGTTCCATGAAGGCCCGCGAACAGCATCAGGCGTTCTGCACTTGTGTCAGAACTTCAAGCTGTGCCGAACGGCTGACCGTGACGTCTGCGGTCACAAGTGCCGTCAACTTCAGCGCGCCTGAAGGTGCTGCGGTGTATGGATCGCGGATCAGGTCGATGCCGCCCCACATGCCCATGAAGATCGGCGGAACGCCACCTGTGCTTGCTGTCATCAGCGCGTTGCTTTCGGTTGGCGGACCGCCAGCAGGGGCCGCCAGTGCGTTGGAACTGATCACGATGTTCTGAAGCGGGATGTTCTTCAGCAGGCGGTCCCATTCGGTCATGCCTGAACCGCTGTCGAAGATCGTTTCATCCAGTTCGTTCCAGATTTCAGGCCGCATCAACAGACGCACCTGATCGGGTGACGTGATGGCGTTTGCCGTCATGAACCGAACGACGGCAGCACGGAACGCGCCCCACGTCGCAGAAGCCCCGACTGCGGTTTCGGTGATGCCATAGCCAGAAGCGCCAGCGATGACGCCGTCAGGCTGGCCAGACGCCCCAGAACCAAGGAACACGGCCTTGTCCAGTTCTTCGCTGATGGTGCCGTTCATGTCGCGACGCACGGCCTGTTCAAGCGCGTTGCCTGCCTGCTTCAGCGTTTTGCGCGTCAGGGTCATGGTAATGCCCAGCGTGTGCGCAGGTGTCAGGGGCTTGTCTGTGGTCGCGTAGACCGTTGGACCCGCCACATCGCCTGTTTCGGTTGCCTGCCATCCTGCCGTGACGCTGGACGTCGTGACGGGATATTCTGCTTCGCCGCTGTCGATGTTGATCATCGAAGCGCCCATGCGTGTCGCCGCAGAAGCCGCGAAGATGCGGTCAATCGTTGGCAAGGTGCGGATCGGGTCCATCACGCCGCTGGCGACCGTTTCACCAGCACGCTGTTCCAAAGAACGCGCATCAAGTGCAAGTGCCGCATAGGGGATCGGGATGCCCTGATAGGAACCGTTTTCACGCAGTTCACTGACGATTTCAGCCGTTGCGCCGTCAAGCGCGCGACCGTCTTCACCAAGGGCGCGGGCGATCTGGCGCATTTCAAACTGACCCATCATGTCGGCCCATTCGCGACCGCCGCGTGTTTCCAGTTCGCTGCCAGCTTCGCGGCGTTCCTGATCTTCTGCGATCAGCGCCCCACGATAGCGGGTTTCATTCGTGCGATATTCTGTGTCGAGTTCAGTCATCGCGCGGGTTTCGTCTTCGGTTGGCTTTGGCTTGCCGACCAGTTCAGACAGCGACTGACGGATTTCCGACTGCCGCGATTGGATGCGTGCGCTTTCAAGCATGCTCGTTGCCTCCTTGGCTAGGTTTGCGGCGCGTCGTGCGCACCAGTTCAGCCCACTTTTGGCGGGCCTTGGATGCGACTGGATGGCCGCATTCAATTCGGGTTTTGCGCGTGTGACAGGGCGCGCAGAGTGATTGCAGATTGCTGGGGTCGAAGGCGCGGTCAGGGGCATTTCGGACGGGGTCGATGTGGTCGACCTCAAGTCGGACGCCACGCGCGCCGCAGGTGGTGCAGGCGAAGCCGTCACGTTCAAGGATTTCCCAGCGCAGCACCCTCCAGCGCTTCGACTTTGTCACGCGCTTCGAATGGCGTTCGTATCCGTCTGATCCCATCACGCCCATAGAACGCGCCCCTGTGGTTTCGGGCCGACGCCGACCATCCGCGCGCCTTGCGCCACGGCCAGAACAGTCGATGCTACGGGGTCGATCCGACCAGTCGAACGCGCCTTGGCAAGTTTCAGATTGTTGGCAGGGTCGCGCAGTGTGACCGCGTCAGCGAACGCAGAACGCAACAGAAGCGACGGGGCGGCACGCACTTTGCCGTCATATGCGGCACGGCGGAACCGTTCACAGTCCTCGCCGCCATCCTTGAAGCCCATGCCACGCCAGACGATAGGCGCGCGGATGCCTGCGGCCTGTGCGGCTTCGGCAAATTCGGCCTGTTTGAAGCGGTCAGCGACAAGTGCCGTGATTGCTTCACCTTCGGCATGCGCCGCGATCTGTTGCAGCCAGTCGACGACAGGAACTGTCTTTGCGCCCAGCGTGTTCAGTTCGCCGCGATCTTTCATTTCCTGATAGCGGCTGCCGACGCCATCGGATGCGCCACGGTCAGCAAGTGAAGGGCTGCTTGGGAAGGTGCCAAGACATTCAAGGCGATTGGTGTCTGGCCAGTAGAACGACGCCGCAGACATCGACGCACTGCCGCCAAGGTCGATCCCAATCACAAGCGGGCCAGATCGGGGCGGCAGTTCGTCTGTTTCGCAGTCGAGCCATTCGTCGACCGTCAGCAATAGGTCGCGGGTTTCGCCGCTGACCCGTTCGTTTCGGTTGTATAGGCGGAACGTGGTCAGGGTCGAACCGCCCCGCGCAATGGCGCGACGTGCTTGGCCTTCCAGCCAGCCGATGTTCGCCCCTATGCCATACTTCGCGCCGGGGTTTGCTTCGATCAGGCTGACACGGTCATCAGCGGGCAGTGACGGGGCAGGGCGATGCTCTTGGCGATAGACGCCCGCTTGGTCTTCATCCAGCCAAACGCTGAACGGATGCGTGTCATCTGCGGCTGATGTGCTGATGATCAGCGCACGACCGCCACGCTTGCCCAGACCTGACAGCAGGGCGTGTTCCAGTTCGTCGCCGCGATCCCGTTCCCAGTGTCCGCGTTCGTCCATCAGGACAAGGTTCGGTGCGCTGCCCAGAACCGACTTCCCGTCCGCTGCGATGGCGCGCAGGAAGTGACTGCCGCCGTCACCTTCCCATTCGATTTCCAGTCGTGGCGACCGCCTGAAGATCAGACCGCGCTGCATTTCATCGGGCAGGGTGCGGCTGAAGGCTGCCGCGAACGACCAAGCGATTGCCGCCTGATCCCGCGTGCGGCCAGCGATGACGATTTCGCGACGTGGTTGTTTGTCCCAGACGCCCAGAAGCGCGCCCAGCGCGATCCCTGCCGACAGTGCGGTCTTTGCATTGCCGCGACCGATAGACAGCGCCCCGACGTTCACATCATCGGCCAGTGCGCCCTTCACGAACTGCTTCTGAAATGGTGCCAGCTTGATCGGCTGCCCAGCGTTCGGACCTTCAGGGATTTCTAGCGATTGCAGGAAGCGGATCGCCTTCGTCGATGCCATCATGACCGAACCTCCCAGCGAAGGTTCGATGCGGCGCAATTCGTCAGGTCGCCATCCCGCCAAATCACCTTCGCGTCTGGCGATGGCTTCGGGCCGTGCCACGCTTCCAGAACCGCAAGGTGATGGTAGACCATCTTCATCGGCGGCCTGCCTTCATCGCTTCGAATAGAAACACCGAACTGACCATAGGTGCGCTTGCGCCAGCCGTTCAGGTGCCGCCGTGACGCAGACCACTTGCGGGTGATGGTCAAAGCATGCCCACGCGGTCCGATGACCGTTCCTTGGTCGCCGATTGAATAGCGCGGATGGCTTGGGAAGGGGCGAAACTGTTCAGTCAAAATGCAGGCCACCTGTGGTTTGTCCGCAGCGAAACAGCGCGAAAACATGACCCCCCCCTACGGGGCCTAGGCATTTCAAAGCCCCTACGAAGGCTCCGTGATCGCAAATCATACCGAAGACCTCCGATAGCGTTGCGCGATGCGGACTGCGTGCGCTGACATGCTTGGCGTCTGGCGCATCATCCGCCACGTTGCGCGGTGTTGGTAAAGCATGGCCACTTGATCCAGCACTGCCTGCTTCAGATCGGCTGGAACGGCTGCCTCGTTCGCCCCGAAACCTGCCGAGTAGTCGATTGTTAGGACCGTGGCGGGGTCATTTAGCGCTGTTGGTAGTTCTACGCCTTTCAGCAACCAGACAGCGGCTGCCTTGCCTGTGCGCAGGCTGTAAGCCGCCGACGCCAGAACTGTTTCTGTGCCATCCCCTGCGATTGCTGTGACCGTGGCGCTTGAACCGCTGGCGACTGGTCCGACTGGCAGGCGGATGCGACCCGCCGAGAATGGGCCATCATATGACGCGGTCACTGCCTGTTCGATCAGTGCGATCTGTGCATAGGCTTCGACCTCTCCGGTTGCTGCCGTGATCATGCCGTTGATCAGATCATCATCGACTGACAGGTCTTGCCGCAAGTGCGCCTTGGCTTCTGCCGTGGTGACGACCTGCGTGGCAGGTGTGGATCGTTCGAAGTCAGGCATTGCTTGCTTCCTTGTTGGCCATGAAGTCGGCCATCACATCGGTTGCGACCTGCTTTCGATGCGATGTGGTTTCTCCATGTTGGTTTTCTGATCTAAACAGTGCAGTGACGGCTGGTTCGTCTTCCCAATGCTCATTCTCTGCAAATGCGCTGACGTTGCCGCTTGGTGCTTCGTCTGCTTCGAAGTGATTGGCCTGATCCTGCGATCGGCGCAGTCTTCTAGCGACAGCGATGGCCGCAGCATCGCGGGCAATGTCGATTTCGTCGGTGTCATAGCGAAGTCGGTCTGCGACAGCGATGGCCGCAGCATTCTTGGCAATTTCGGTGCCGCTTGGCTTGCTTCGCCGAGAAGCGACAAGATCGGCTCTTTTTCTGATCCAGATTTGCCAAGAGCGGTCCCAAGACGCGGACTTATCGCCCTTGGACAAATGGTAGTCCCTGAATTCGTCTGCGGCTTCCTGCGCTGCAATTCCTTCAAATCCATGTTCAGCAGCGAATGCCAAGTTTTGCTCTGAAGGCTGCCAGCTTTGCCGAATTCGCCGACCATGCGTTTCCATGGTCTTCGTTCGTTTTTGCGTTTTCCCCTGTGGGGAAACACACAAAGAAGACGAAGTCTTCGAAGTGTGTGGGGTAGGTTCCATTTCAGAGGTTAGTTCTTCAGAGGTTATGGTGCCGTGGCTGCGGCATGGGGGGTGCCGTGGTTGCGGCATGGGGGGTGCCGTGGTTGCGGCATGGGTCTGGGGTCCCTGTGCCGCAGTGGTTTCGAAGATTGAAGCGCCCGCCTCCCAGACCTGCGGAAAGACAGCGGTCGACTTCTGACCATATTCACCAAAGCGATTTTCAGTGATCAGATGGCCTGCATCTATGAGTTCTTTTTTCGCCTTCACGACGGACGTTCTTTTAAGGCATGTTTCAGCCATCAGGCGAGCGTTGCCCGGGTATGCAGAAAGCGTCTTGCGATTGACGTGAAGCGACAGGGCTATCGCTACGACTTTGGTCGACATCGACAGGTTGGGATCGGCCATGATCTGCTTCATCCAGTCGTCTTTCCACTTCTCAAACCCACCTTTAACTTGCGCTGAGTGGGGTATAATGTTACCGTTCATCTTGTATCCTTTCGTGATTGTTGGGGTGTCATCTACCGTTCGACCCGCTGGGATTGTCCCCCCAGCGGGTCTTTCATTTTCCGATGCCGATGCGGACGAACGCCCGCCGCGTGCCTTCAACGTCAAACCTGTCGTTTTCGATGATGATCAGCTTGTGTTCGGCCAAGACGTCGACCGCGCGCCAAACCACTTCAGGGTCACAGCGCAGAATGTTCGCGATCTTCGAACCGACCATTTGCGTCCTTGCGTCCCAATTCGGCCCAATATGGCCAGCGATGGCCAGCGCGACGCCGACGGTGTCACTGCCCAGAATGCTGTCGTGTCTGGTGATCAGCGTGACCCAGCGGGCCATCATCGTGAAGCGCCCGATATTGCTAGGGCGATCTGGTGCATTTACTGCGCCAAAACGGTCAGGGTCTGAAGGTGGTTCGATGATGTCAGTCATGCCGCCTTCCCTTGGATAGCAAGGATCAGGGCCGCAGCGCGTTCGTCTTCGTCCAGAAGGTTTTTCAGGAAGTCGGTTTGTTCGACAAGGAACTCCACGCGTTCCTTGTCGGGCATTCTGGCCCATGCTTCGCGCATGATGCCGTCCCATCCTGATCTGATAGTCTTGTTCTTTGGCATCAGCGTCCCCCTATGTTGGGGGTGACTATCGCATCAAATCAGGGTTTTAGTCAAATCTGTATCAAAATAATGCCAATGGTTCCAATAGGTTAGGCAATATAGTTGCCACATTAGATGAACTATAGGTCACCTATATTTTGTTCACCTGATCGCGACGACATTTTGCCTTGTCTTTTCGCCTGTTTCACCTCGCAAAAACCCTGCCCATGCAGCCATCACGTTGCGTCTGCGCTCCATCATATCGGTGCGGCGATAGGCGCGTTCGACGTCTGAACCGACGACATGGGCAAGCGCCATTTCGGCGATGTCGCGTTCTATCCCCTTTTCAGCCGCCCAATCGCGGAACGTGCTGCGAAGGCCATGCGGCACGGCTGGCCGACCTGAACGTGCGTCGACATATTTGTCTGGACGTGCAGCATGGATGCGCTTCATGCAGGCCGACATGCCTGCGTCTGAAAGCTGGCCGCCACGCTGGGCAGGGAACACGAATGGGCTGTCACCGCGCGGTAACGACGCCAGAAGCGTCAGCGCATCATCAGACAGCGGCACACGGTGTTCCTTGCCCGTCTTCATGCGATCCGCTGGGATCGTCCAGACGCGCGCATCAAGTTTGACTTCGTCCCAGACCATCCCTCGCACTTCGCCAGATCGTGCGGCGGTCAGGGCTGCAAATTCCAGCGCACGCGACGCTGTGCCGTCACGCTTGCGAAGGTCAGCCATCCAGTCGGCTGCGTCGGGCAGTGACAGGGCGGGGTGGTGCGTGACCTTTGCGACCTTGCTGGGCTTCTGAAGAGTTGTGTCCAGATTGCCCTTCCAGCGGGCTGGATTGTCGCCTGTGCGATAGCCGTGGGTTGTCGCCCATGACAGCACCATTTCGACGCGACCACGAAGGCGTCGGGCTGTTTCGTTCTTGGTGGTCCAGATTGGGGTCATCACCAGAAGAACGTCTTGCACTGAAATATCGGCCACCGACTTTTTGCCGAGAACGGGAACGGCATATGCATCCAGCGTGGCGCGCCATTGCTTGCGATGCTTTTCGTTGTCGAACTCTTGCAGCTTCACCTTCAGAAACTGTTCCGTCGCTTCGCCGAAGGTCATGACCTGCGAAGCTGCGACCGCCGCCGCGTTGCGCTCTGCTATCGGGTTCACGCCGCGCCGTAGGTCTGCCCGCATCGCGTTGGCAGTTTCGCGCGCTTCTGCGGTCGATACTTCAGGATAGCTGCCAAGACCGACTTCGCGCCTCTTGCCGCCTATGCTGACCCGCGCCAGCCATGACTTTGCGCCTGACGGGCTGACTTGTAGGTAAAGGCCCGCCGCCCCCCCGACTGCGTGCATCTTTGGCAGTTTCGCGTTCTGGTCTGGTTTGACGTTCGCGATCCACTTGTCTGTCTTTGGTGCAATCTGCTTTCCTCTCGGCATTCTTTTTCCCCTATACCACCGTTCTACCACCTTTTAGGCGTCGGTTTGTAGATTAGGGCTTTTTCCATAAGGTTGGCAATAGGGTTGCCATATTATTGGAACCGTTGGCATTTATTGGGAACCAGTGGTTCCAAAAGCGGCACTCGCGTTGCCAAATTGGCTGCCTGTCTGTCCGCCATCTCTCTTGAATTCTCCGGCGAACCTGCCTGCCGTTGACAGCAATTTTATTTGGCACCGACGTGGCAACACTGGCGCGGCCCCCTTTTTGCAGCTGCTAACTCTCTGTCAGTCCGGCTGTTCTTAGCCCCAGGGCGATGTGATCCCAATCTTGCTGACGTTTCCACATCGCACGGTAGCCACCAGCCAAGCCCTGGACGGTCGTGCGGGGGATCTTCATGTCGCGACAGGTGAATTCAGCGCGGCGCGTTTGAATGAAATCTT